AAGAAATTGAAAAAAGAAAAACGGCATGAAAATAATTGATATTGGTGTTTGTATAGATAATAATGACCCAAAAGGTATGGGTAGGATTCGATGTGTCGATTATGATGATTATGTATCGGGTAAAGAGAACTATCGAAAATACACTCCATGGAGTGAAGATGATGCATTTATCGCATTACCCTTTTTACCTAATAATATAAATTTCATTCCTGAGGTAAATCAAACTGTAAAAGTAATAAGGTACAACACGGAAAAAACAACCGTGAACCAAGAATATATCACAGGACCGTTTACAACAAGATTTGATTTTAATGGTCAAACATATTCACAACAGGTGGCACCTACCACTTTTGGTTCGGGTGTTAAAGACAAGGCAGATATTTTCACCAATGGTCAATTACCCGCGGATTGTAAGGACACTCTACCCAAAAATACAGATTTCTCTATTTCAGGTAAATTTGGTTCCGATGTATTAATGACCGAAAATGGTCTTGTACTTAGAGGTGGTAAATTATTATCAAAAGAGAGTGCTAGTGGTAAAGAAAGACAACGATTAACAAATTACCCAATCGCATCTAAAAAAGTTGCCAAATTACATTTAAAGAAGTTTCCCGAAAAAAGATTATTAAAATCTGAACCGGTAACGAAAACAACATATGAAAATGCCAATTTAAAATATGTCATTGAATATGATATCGATAGTATTACAAATCCCACAATAATTGAATTCTTTGTTTATAAAATAAACACAGGAATTTATGGGGATTTATTTAAAAGTAATGCATTTACTGAATTTACGGAATTACCATCTTCTTTATGTGTTTTATTAAATGATGATGGTACCACCACCACTCCCACAATAACTGTGAATATGACATCTAAAGTTGATTATTCTACATCATCAATTGATAGTAAAATAAGTCAAATATGTTCTGAAATTAGAACTACACTTCTTCAAATAAAAGAAGATGGTTTTGTTGGATTATTTGGTGCAGATATCAATAAAAAGTTTGATTCGCCCGAGGAGTTGACAACCATTTATCCGTTATTTTTCCGACCAACTCTACAGTTAAGAACATTACCAAGTTCAAACACAACAGAATTAGAAAGAAAAAACAATCTTTTAACAGGAGTGAAATTAGCTTCTAAAGTTATTCAAAGTGGGTTAATATGGTCTTCATCAAAATTCTCGGCCCCTTCTATAACTAAGGAGGAAATTATTGAAACTTTAGTGAAAGATTCGAGTTCAAGAGAACAAACATTCTCAAGTTTAACCTCAGATAAGATTTATCTATTGTCAACCGATACCAATTTCACAAATAAAACCATTGGTTTTGACAAGTTAGATACCTATGAATACAGTCAAAATGATTATTTGAATGAGATTGACCCAAATACCTATGCAATTGTTAGGGGTGAGGTATTACTTGAATTTTTAAGGTCAATGTATAATGTTCTTCTAACCCACACACACAATATTAATAAACCATATGCAAGAGCAACTTACGACGCTCACGATACTATGGTTGAGCTATATAATAAGTTAGAGTCAGAACTTTTAAATAAATCGGTTAGAACTAACTAATTTGATATTTATTAAATAAAAAGATGTCATATTTCCGTTCATATTTTGAGAAGAATAATACAATTATAAAAAACAAGGCGGTTAACACGGCTAAAAACCCAACCACCGAGATTTTTTATGGTTCTGGGTTCTCTAAATTCTTATTCAAGGTCGATTTTACCGACCTAATATCGAAAATACAAAATGGTGATTTAGTTATTGGTGCTAATACCAAACATTACCTTAAAATGACCAATACCGTATCGGGAGATGCTCAATTGGTTGGGGAAAAGAGAAATACAGGAAGACAAAGAACAACATCATTTGATTTAATTCTATTCCAAATTCCCGAAAATTGGGATGAGGGTGTCGGTTTTGATTACGAAGACGGTGGATATGATTTTACTGTTGGTAATAGTACATTTGATGAAAGACCTTCAAACTGGTTTTATAGAACAACATTAAATCAATGGACAACCGCCGGTGTATACCAAAGTAGTCCAACGATTGTTTCCACCATTCATTTTGATAATGGTGACGAAAATATCGATGTTGATATCACAAATTATGTAAACGGTATTGTGGTTTCGGGTAACACTAATCACGGTTTAGGTTTGGCATTTGCTCTACTTTACGAACCACTCGAAGATGAGTATGACCAATCTGTGGCGTTCTTCACAAAATACACTCAAACATTCTATGAACCTTTTGTTGAAACAGTTTTTGATGACACAATCGAGGACCACAGACAGAGTTTTATAGGTGAAAGACAAAACAATCTTTACCTATATGTCACAAAAGGAACCAATTTCTATGATTTAGATACTTTACCTACTGTTGATATTTTGAATAGTTCAGGTACAGTAATCTCCGGTTTATCCAATTTAACAACAACTAAGATTAGAAAAGGAATTTATAAGGTGACTTTCGGTATAACGGGTCAATTATGTGACGGTAAACGTTTCTTTTTTGACAAGTGGAAAGGTTTAACAATCGACGGGGTATCAATATCTGACGTTACCCAAAAATTCGTACCAAAACCATTTACAGATTATTATACGTTTGGTACTAACCCAACAGAAGCACAAAAGTACGTTATTCAATTTTCAGGAATTAAACAAAATGAAAGAATTATTAGAGGAGAACTAAAGAAAATAAATCTGTGGTTTAAATCTATCGACGTACCGAAATCACAACTTTTTGAAGATGTTTATTATCGAATTTTCGTTAAGGAAGGTAAAACCAATGTTATTGTATATGATTGGACAAAATCAGATATGACCGCAACAGAAAATTCATTTTATTTGGATACATCATATATGATTCCAAGAGAATATTTCATGGAATTCAAAGCTAAAACACATACTGAAGAAATCTTCTACGATGATTACGTGAAATTTGAGATTTTGTCAGAAAAATAAAAATATTTATAGATTATGGAAAACTTACACAATATCATTAAAAAACATCTTAAAACCATATCTGAGGGAGAAATGCCCGAACAAGAAAATTATATGTTCTTTGGTAATATAGAACAAATGAAAAGACAGTGTGAGTTATTGATGGGTGAAGATAAAAATCAAATTGATTCTATTCTAAAACAACATGATTGGGCACAGGACCACATCGCAGAGGCAAAGAGTTTATTGGACCAAGTATTTGATTTTTTAATGAATCAAACTAAAGGAGATGATAAAGAAAACAATGTGGATGAGGACTTATTAAATGAAGAATACCAAATAGACGAAAGTAAAAATTGTCCGACAGACCCAAAGAAATGGTCGGCATCAAAAGCGGCTGCCAAAGCTAAATTTGATGTCTACCCCAGTGCATATGCAAATGGTTGGGCTGCAAAAAATTACAAATCTAAAGGCGGTAGATGGAAAAAATGTAAAAAGTAATCTGATGAAAATCTTAATAAGCGAAGAGGATAAGAAATACGTTCAGGAATGTCTTGAATCAGGTGAGGTTTTAAAAGAAGACCTTAGAAGATGGTTTAAGGAAAAATGGGTCGATGTAAGTCGTAAAGTTGACGGTAAACATCCACCTTGTGGTAGAAAAGATGCTGATGGTAAAGCGTACCCAAAATGTCGTCCATCTAAGAAAGTATCAAAAGAAACACCTAAAGTGGCTTCCTCATATGATAAAAAAGAAAAGAAGGCAATGACATCACAAAAAAGAAGAGCAGAAAAGAAAGACCCTAAAGTTGGTAAAGGAAACAAACCCACAATGACACGTTTCGATGAAAATAAGACCATTACATTGGATTTCTCGGAAGTTATGGAATCTTACTCGGCTCCAAGATTAACGTCCTTAAATGAGTCTAAAATCACTTTAAGTGAGGGTTTAAATTATCATATCACACAAGAGAAACCTCTTATTGAAAACGTTTATAGAATTTACTCTCAGAAATTCTTTGATTTGTTTAACGAATCAAGAGAATTGTTAAACAAAGGAACTCTTGAAGTATTTGGTGAAGATTACGAATTATTGATGACTGACATCGGTCAAACAGGGATTTATGAAGGTGAAGAGGTTTATTTAGATATTCCGTTTGTTTTAGATGAAGAAGAATATCTTGTTGAAGCAAAACACAGAGGTCGTAATGTGAAACTAAACAGACCGTTTAGAACTCCCGGTGGACCTAAAAAATTCGCAGTATATGTGAAAAATAGTAGTGGTAATATTGTTAAAGTAACCTTCGGTGACCCAAATCTTCGAGTAAGAAACAATAATAGAGCCGCTGCAAAATCATTCAGAGCACGTCATAAGTGTGACCAAAAGAAAGATAGAACTAAAGCAGGATATTGGAGTTGTAACGTTTCAAGATACAGAAAAGCGTTAGGTATTAAATCATCAAACCCTTGGTAATGGATTTTCCATTTAAAGAAGAATTAAAAGAAGGATTTCACGTTAGAACATTTACCTCAGATTTATCTGAAATGGAATTAAAATGGCATTTTGATGAAGAGGATAGGATTGTTATTTGTGAAGATGATACTGATTGGATGTTTCAAATCGATGATGAATTACCAATTAGTATAAAAAAGAATACCCCCATTTTTATTCCTGAGGGTATGTATCATAGAATCATTAAAGGTACCGGTGATTTAACGGTAAAAGTTAAAAAACTTAAAGGTAATAGTATACCTGAACACCACACTCATTAAGGAGTTGTAAACTTTTCGTTTGGGATTCAACCCACTTCTCTTTGTTTTTGGTGGTACATTCTGTTTTACACCAAACAACTTTAATACCTGAATTGACAATTCCCCTTGCACAATCCATACAAGGTAATCCCGAAGTTAAATAAATCGTTGAGTTTTTAAGTGATACACCAATACGTGCGGCTTTTTCCACTAACTTACCCATTTCGAATAAGTTTTTTCCATCATTTATAGCAATACCTACAATGAAGGTTTCATCTGATTGTTTTTGATATGTTACAGGTCGAATGTACTTACCTTCATCATCTAATTTGAGGTGTTTAATCATCTCATCTTTGGTCTGTTTACATTCAATATTACGACCATCAACTAAGGTTTTTAATACGTCCAACCTTAGTTTTTCATATTCTATCGGCTCATCCGATTCCTGAATTGGTAAACGTTTAATTTTAGACATAGTAATGCAAATATAATATTTTTTAGAATATACAAAATAAAAAAGGGGACCTTTTGGGTCCCCTTAGTTATATTAAGATAAATGATTATCTTAAAGTGTCAAGACTGAATGTAGCCAATCCATGTACGTCGATTACACCATAGTAACGGTTGTTAACCATTTTCTTAGCGTAACGGGTCATGATACCCTTAATTGGGGTAAAGTTGAACGGATTGTACATAGTCGGAGTCAACTGTAGAGGTACATACGGTGCGTAGATGTAACCTGCGTCTAACAAAGATTTACCTTTGTGACCGATGATTACTTTACCTGCTGGTAAGTAAGGGTCACGGTAAACTTGGTAACGACCAGCTAATGAACCGATTTTCTCGATACCCATGTTGTAAGTATCAGCTTCAGGACCTGCGTTTGAAACGTGGAAGTACTCCAAGTCATCGAATACTGCAGAAACTTCAGAAGAAACTACAACCCAGTTAGCTCCACCACGAAGAGTTGTCTTGTGGATTTGAGCAGAGATTTGGTTAATTTTGGTAACCAAAGTTTGGTTCCAATCTTTTTGAGTGTAACCCATGAATGGAGTACCACTAACTGCACCATATTTCCATTCGTTGTAATCCCACTTAGTTCTCCAAGCGGCACCTTTACGGATGTCACGAAGGATTTCACGGTCGATTTCTGCTGCAACTTGCTCAGACAATAAAGCTGTTAATTCAGCTTCAGCGTCGATGTTGTGGAAAGCAGAAACGTCTTGAGCCAATTCAGGAGACCAGCTAGCTCTTAACTTTCTTTCAGTTACAGAAACTGTTACTGACTGAAGGTCGAAAGATACTTCACCGATTTCTTCTTCGAATTCAAGAGTCGACGTTCAAGTAGATTTTACCTTCTTCGTCACAGATATCTTGGAATTTGTTCATTGTAGTACCGCTCTTTTGACCGTACTCAACGATACCCTTACCATATTTCTGAGTTACAACGTTGAAGTTTTTAACACCGTTGTTTGCGGTAGTGTTACCAGTGATAGTAACAGATAAAGAAGCTAAGAATTCTTCAGTATCCATGATGTTACCATTAGCACCTAACATTTTACCTTGTCCTGCAGTTGCGAAACCACTAAGAACAACGATTGCACTTGATACAGAACCACTCAATGCTGCAGTACTTTCAGATGGAGTACCATTGCTGAATGTAACGAATGCAGATGGTGCTGCTGCTACTGCAGTAACTGCACCTTTTGAGTAATCGAAAAGACCTGAAGTTGCTGCGTCATCTTCCTCATAGAATCTGTCATACAAGTTTGAACCTGTGTAACCAGAATTTGGGTCAGTTTGTCCAGAAGGGAAACCGTAAGGTTGGTTATGACGACCACCTGAGGTTCTATCTTGGATTTTAGGGATAAAGTAGAACAATTTACCAATTGGTAAGTTCATAGCTTGTACCGATACGATGTCGTTTGCTAACAATTTAGAGAAAACACGACGGATGATAGGGAAAACTACGGTCTCGAATGAACCACTAGCATCAGAAACTGCTGCTTCGTTGATTAAGTAAGACGCTTGGTTTTCGTACAACTGTGCGATGTTATCTTTTTGATGGCCGTCAAGACCTTCTAGGAATCCTAAGTCATCCCATTTTTTGATGGTATCTTCTTTGATAACACGAAGGTGCTTAAGACCGATGTTACCAACCATACCTGATTCTAATAATGCTCCCATTTTAGTATTTTTTTTGGTTTTTATTGTTTATGTTTATTTTATTTTTG